TGAGTAACTCTCGACACGGACAGTCTCAGTGTTAAATTCGCGCCAAGGCGAATCGCTAGGTTCTGTAAAACGCACCTTAGTAACTGTGTCACTAGAAGGGCGAGCTACTTCGTAGTCAGGTCCTGCGCGGACGGTAACAAGGAAGTAAGCCAATGCAGAATCGTAGTTGCACAGCAAAGGGCGTTCGACTATCATGACAATGCGACCATTGACACAAGTTGTTGGGGTGACGTTACCCACCTCACCAACCTTCACATTCAACCATGGGACAGGCTGGCCCCAAGGAACCGTAAACTGGATGGTGTTACCAGCGTTACAGTTAAAAACAACTGAATGCACGGTGTTGTATGGACTAGCCACACTAGCGTCGGGCGTCCAGAAAATGCGAACAGAGCCCGAATGGTACTTTGAAGCTACTAGTGTAAATGTGTACGTTAAACTACCACGCCACAAAGCAAACGGCATGGTGGCCATTGCCAGTGGTGTGGGTGTTGCTTTAGCATAGTCCACGTACCTTATAAACGCTGGTGAGACTCCAGTTAAAAATAGCACTGTATCAGTGGCTTGGTCGCGATTCCAGGGTATGGAAGTCAAGTAACCATCACGTGATGTCAGATATGCCATTGTTAGCTGGTCTTCTTGTAGACCAATGACGGGCTCCGGGTCGATAGCTCGCATTGCTGAATGGTGTAGAGTTAGCTCATGCACGTCAGCAACACCATCGACTACCGCACCATCGTCATGCGTGCGGCGCAGTATTAATTGAGAAACACCAGGAATTGGTGGTTTTGAGAAACCAAACAACTCTGCAAGTTTACCAACACCATGCGCCGCATGTCCAACCATTTTGGCAATGCCACTGCCAGTGAACTCAGAAACTTTATCCGCCATATCACCAACTGTGTTGGCTATGCCAGATACTTTGAAGCCTTTGGGTTTAGCTTTACCGGATTGCGGTCTTGGTATGACCACCTCTGACTCAGTGACCCAATAACTCAAAGTATAGTTGGCTGAGACCTCAGCTGGCTCCGTCGCATTTAGCAGAGCCCAGGTATAGATGGATACTGTGAAAGGTGGTGATGGCGCCCCGATAGAGATGTAAGGCACGTTATCAAAGTAGGGTATAACTAACTCAGCAGTGGTTTCACTAGCTAAATCTAAAGACACAGAATAATCGTTAAACAGTTTTGTAATAACGTCATACTGTCTCTTTGAGTATGGGCCACTCGTATTACCATATGCATTGACTGGGTTCAATGCCATAGTGATGCGACCATACACAAAAGCTTGACAAGAGATGTCAATTTTCACATGCATGTTACCACGCATGTAAGTGAACTGGTCCAATTTCCTAGAAACTTGAGTGTTGTTAAGGAAATGCAACCAGGGGTTGTACACTTGCTCACCTGCACCAGTGATAAGTCCAGTTTCAATCACGGGTCGTGCTAGAAACTCGGACATATCAGCTCCAGGGAGCACGGGGAAAGTGCGGGTGACATTACCCATAGGACGGACGTCCATGGACAATGCACCCACTGTCGTCTCTTCTCCCACTTCCGTAACACTAGGCGCCTGAGGCGCGGTAGTGTCAATTTTTGGGCCAGAACCTGCGGTAGAGGCCATTGGATTTTCGTTTAATGTTGCGGAAAACGAAGTTTTTTAGGTGTGAATACGTTCGTACCACACAACCTGAAAGTAAAACGCCCGGTGATTCGGGCTATAATCACTATTCCCATGTGCGATCAGGGCTGCACACGGACTGAGTTTAACGAACTTCGTTGGTCGGTTTGGTGGGTTGTCTCCCAGGGTGCACTTATGCTAGCCAATCTCGGTATTCTCGTTTCAAATACAAAGCAGTGACATCATCATAAGCATACCACTTGATTACATCAGTAGCGTATGGACTACCAATGCCACACAATTCGGCCATAATGTTTTTAAGAAACTGTTGTCGTTCCTCAAATACTTCACGGCCATGCATCCAATACTGCATTTGCGCATTTTCCACAGCAGCTGTAATGTACTCAACTTTCGTCAAGGGACATTCAGACGTGTAGAAACAAAGCGCTTTCTCAATAGAAGCGTGTTCTAAAGGAGCTTTCCAGATACCGGGTAGGCCACCATCGAGCTCCTCGAACCACACTCCGCGCTTGAGAAACAATAGCTCACTTTGGTTAACGAAACGTATCTCGCCTTGTTTACGAGACATCGTCATCTTAAAACCAAATTCTGAGAATCTTTCAACAATTTGCGTCGGCGACGCCAATTGCATGACGTCATCACAGAACTTGCTTTGATTATCGTCACCAAAACAGTCGAGAATGACCTTGTGATGAAATTCTTCTGGCTCAATCATGTAGTCTAGCGACAACATGACAAGTCGCCAGGCAAACTCCATACACAAATTATTCTCGTCCGTAGTACCAAATTTGCCACTGTCCAACTTACCATATACCAACACTACATCACCTTCCGGCGTGATCGTGTAGATATGGAGTAAGTCATCAAACAGGGCTCGCAAGCTATCCATGTAACCTTCATAACCAGGTAGTGTCGATGCAATACGTTCTAGCACCTCAAACACATAGGGTAACAATCGATTGCACACATCATAAGATTCTGCATCCAAATCCATGTACAAATCATGTGCAAACCCCACTTTACCTGCTCCCATTAGTTTCGCTGCTCGTTGCCCCCATTCAGGGCCACAAGCATTAACACCGATTGAGCTCTCACTATTCATACGTTGATCAAGTATACGCATGTAAAGTGGCATGATGAGCACTCGCATCAGGAGTTGAGCGTCCATTGGCAATACTGTGTATTGCCGACCACGCCCAGCATCCAATTTAGATTGCTTCATGGGTTCATCTTTAGGAGACATTTTTGCCGCTATATACGCACTTTCACCTCTCGTCCATGCTGCAAGTATATCCTGTACACCTGCTAACACTTCTGGGCCAGCGATGCGTTTCTCACTGCCTTCAAGTTTCGGGAAATACCGGTCCTTAGTACCAGTATAACCTGGGCCTGCAGCCGTAGACATATTCATCGGGTTTACGCCAGGAAAACCATTGATTGCTTCATCAAGGTTATATGGTCTAGCATCTTTAAGCAGGGGACGCAAATAGGCCTCCAAGGACTTTTGCGCCTTGTACACTAGGTGCGGATGAGGAATCGGCATATGTCTAGTGAGACCTTCAATCTTCACCAAACTAGGTGACACAAACTTATCACCCAAGACATAGTTACCCAGTGTTGGTATGACAAGCTCAGAATTGAAAGCAAGATGGAAGGGGGTGTATTCCAATTTGCTTTTGCTGGCGCTGCCACGCATATTCTTGAGTGTTCCAACAACCAGACCCTGATGAGGTCCATCTATGTGGTGCAAGATGGATCTATCATGAAGCGGTTCTAGCACATACTTTTCCGCCAACTTAGAGTTAGCAAAATCATGTGCTAGAGTGCCTGATTGCGGCACATTCATAAAAGGTCTAGCGAATCCACGATCAGCTACTTCTAGTCCATAGCCATGTAAACCCACTATATAACACACACCATTCTCGTACATAACTAGAGGTCTACCACAAGCACCTGCTTTGGCACCAGTGTTTTCATAAGTGTACGCAGAGAATTTTTCGGGTGAATTCTGTGCATAAGTGGTCGTTAAGGATGTGACCACACTGTGAATCGCAAGGTCTATCATATAACCTTTGCCAACTATCTGACTAGTAGTAAAGTACTTCTGCAGCGATTTACGCGGTGTACCACCTTTGTAGGTGAAAACAGCGTAATCGCTAC